CGACAAAGGAATTGTCGGAACATTCAAAATCGCACGAACCAATGCAGGAGACGACGCATTAGCCGAAGCACAAGAAGGTTTAAGAACTGGATTTAGCGTAGGCGCAATGATCGACGATTACGTAACCAAAGGTGAACAAGTAATTGTTAACGAAGCAACTCTAAAAGAAGTTTCACACGTTACATTCCCAGCATTTGGCGAATATGCCCAAATAACCGAAGTAGCTGCAAGCGCAGAAACTTCACAACCAACAGAAAGCGAGGAAACTATCGTGTCAAACGAAGTTACCCCAGAAGTAGTAGAGGAAGTTGCAGCAGAAGTTGTAGCAACCCCAGCTGTTGAAGCCCAAGAACGCAACGCGCGTCCTGCAATCTTCACAGCACCAAGAAGCCCAATCGTTTCTAAAGGCTCATACTTAGAACACTCATTAAGAGCAGCTTTAGGTAATGACGAAAGCCGTCAATATGTTATGGCAGCTGACACCACAGGAAACAACGCTGGATTTATTCCAACACCACAATCAACCGAAGTAATTAACGGAATCGCAAACGCTGACAGAGGATTTATTGACGCAATTTCACGCGCAACACTTCCAGCATCAGGTATGTCTTTTGAAATTCCAAAAATTACAACAGCACCAACAGTTGCACAAGCAAACGAAGAAGCAGCATTATCCGAAACAGATACAGCTTCTTCATTCGTATCAGTTGCAGTTAAAAAATTTGGTGGACAACAAACATTGTCAGTTGAATTACTAGACAGAAGCTCACCAGTATTTTTTGATGAACTTGTACGTCAAATGGAATTTGCATACGCTAAAGCAACAGACGCATACGTAATGGGCGAAGTTGCAAACGCAGGTACATTAAACGCAACAGCAGCAGACGAAGACAGAGAAGGACTATTAGAATACGTTTCTTCTGCAGCAGCAGCTGTTTATTCAGCTTCACTTGGTTTTGCTCGTAACATTGTAGTTAGCCCACAACAATGGGGTAAAATTATGAGTTACAACGAAGCAGGTCGTCCAATCTATACAGCGACCCAGCCAAGTAATGCCGGTGGAAATGTTTCTCCACAATCTTTGCGTGGTCAAATTGCAGGACTTGATATGTACGTATCACGTTCCGTAAGTGGAACTGGTGGAACTGGTCTAGGCGATTACTCAATGGTTGTATTGAACCCAGATTCATACACCTGGTACGAATCACCAAGATTGTCACTACGTACCAACGTAATTAACACAGGTCAAATCGACGTTAACTACTACGGATACGGCGCACTAGCTACAAAAATTGCAGCTGGAGCAAACTGGTTTAACAAGGCTTAAACCCTAAAACGTGAGGCTAGTCTCGCCCCTGTGGCTAGCCTCACCCTTAAAGAAAGAAGAATGAAATGCCAGTATTAGTAACAGCAGCTCAGTTAAGAGCTGTACTTGGCGTTCCAAATACTCTTTACGATGACACAGCATTGAACGCAATCATTGACACATCCGAAGATGCTATTGGTGATTTTCTTATTCAATGGAAAGTTGGAATAGACAAACACTATTCAGAAACAGCAACCACAACGACAATACACACAACAAGACCCCACAAATTTTATGAAACACAAACAGTAGCCATATCAGGTGTTGAAGCACACGTTAACGGCAACAAAACAATATCTTCAATAGTAGATGAATATACTTTTAGAATTACAACCACAAGCGCACCAGTACACACCGATTACAGATTTGTTATACCTAATGGTATTGCAGCTGAAAACGACTTAAGTCAATATAATGGCGTAGCAGCTGTAGAAGAAGCCGTACTACAAATTGCTGTAGACGTATTTCAATCAAGACTAGCTGCAGGTGGCACACAACAAGCCCTTGATTACACACCAGCCCCATACAGAATGGGTAGAACCCTTTTGTACAAAGTTACAGGTTTAATAAGTAAATATATTGACTCTAATAGTCAAGTAGGTTAATTATGCCTTTAAGTACGCTACGTTTAGGTCTTAAAACAGCAATCACAGATAACACAAAATATTCTGCATACGACCACGTACCAGATATTATTATTCCACCAGCAGCTCTTATTTTGGCTGGCGACCCATACCTTGAACCAATCGCTATTGGTAACTCAAAGAATTGGTACGTAAGACTAACTCTTGAAATAGTCAGCACTACGTATTCAAACCCAAGCGCATTAACAAACTTGGAAGATGATATAGAAACAATCTTGGCACTAATACCGACTAATTGGGTTATACTGTCAGTATCTAGTCCGAGAATTAGGCAGACAAATAGCACAGATTTGCTATCTGCTGAAATCCAACTACAAACAGCCTACACAGGCTAGGAAAGGCAACAATGGCAACAACTATTTTAAGTGGTCGTCAATTAACTCTAAGTGTTAATGGAAATTTATACTCAGAGCAAATTACTTCTTCTGCTATCAACTTTGATACAGAAAGATTAACTTTTGACACCCTTGCAGGCAAAGCATACAAATACATAGACTCAAATGTTACACTTGACGTTGAATTCTTAAATGACGCAGGCGCAACACCAAACAGTTTGTATCAAGTATTATGGAATGGAACTGAAACAGCTCCAGATACTACAATTGCTTTTATTATGACATTAAGAACTGGTGTAACTTTAACTGGTTTGGTATTGCCACAATATCCAAGCGTTACAGCTTCAGGTGGAGACGTACAAACTTGTTCAGTATCATTACAAGTTGTAGGTATACCAACCGAAGACCTAACAGCATAACAACAACAAACAGAACAGGGGCACACAAATGCTTAAACTTAAATTAACGTGGGAATTAGAAACAGGTGAGAAGTTTGAAGAATGGACAAGACCAATTGAACTTTCACTTGCAGAAAAAGAACTTTACAACAGTAAGTCAATTGTTAAAATACTTATTGACGAAAGCACACCAAGTAATACACTTCTTTTATTCTTGGCTCACAAAATTCAACAACGTATTACTAAAAAAGTCGAGAACTTTGACACCTGGAAAAGTAAAGTTACCGATATTGCAGCTTCTGATTTTGAGACAGCAAATTTTACCAAGCCCGAAGTCTTGGGCGAATAGCAGTAGAGTTAGCAATAGCAACTGGGATAACACCCGATTATTGGCTCAATGCAGAACCCGAAATTTGGGCAACGGCTATAGACATATTGAACGTGCAAGCTAATGGCTAAAGCAATTCAATTAGTCAAAGTTGATAAAGATTACAATGCCCTTTTACGTGCATTCAAAAAAATGGACGATATAGCCAAAAAAGATATGCAAGATATTGCAAGCAAGCTAGCAGAACGTGGTGCTAACTATGCAAAAGGCGCAGCTAATAACGCACCATACAATGTTAAACAAGCAAGAGCTGTAGCTGAGTCAATTGTAATTAAAGCTAAAGATAAAGCACCAAGTTTTAGTATTGGTGGTAAACGTCCTGTAGGCTCTAGTGCTTTTAGTGCTGGGTATGTGATAATGGGTAATGAATTTGGGTCAAAGCAATACAAACAGTTCCCTAGACGCTCTGGCAAGGGTGGTAAAGAGGGTTGGTGGTTGTATCGTGCTATGTCACGATTTCAACCTACAATTGCTAGAGAATGGTTAGCAGGTTATGAAAAAATTAGAGACGCTTGGAAAGCAGGTTTATAATGGCTGACATTAGGACACTCAAATTAGCGTTACTTGCTGACACTAAACAATTCATAGACGGACTTGATAAAGCCGATAAAGAAACAAGAAGTTTTAGCGAAAAACTTGGTGGCGCATTAAAAGCTGGTGCTTTGGCTTTTGCAGCCCTTGGCGCAGCAGCAGGCGCAGCAGCTATCAAAATTGGTGTAGATGCTGTTAAAGCAGCCATTGAAGACGAAAAAGCACAAGCTAGCCTTGCTCAAACATTACGTAACACAACTAAAGCCACAGATGCTCAAATAGCAGCCACAGAAGATTTTATTGACAAAACAGCAAGAGCAACTGGCGTGGCAGATGACCAGCTTAGACCAAGCCTTCAAAGACTTTTGGTTTCGACAAAGGACTTAACCCAAGCACAAAAATTACAAGCACTTGCTTTAGATATTAGTGCTGGCACAGGTAAAGATTTGTTAAGCGTTTCAGATGCGTTAGCCAAAGCATCAGACGGCAATTTTAAAGCATTAAAGAACCTGGGTGTTGAACTTAAAACAAGTGAAACAATAACCAAAAAAGTTAAAGTATCTCAAACAGATTTGAAAGAAGCACAACTTAAAAACGAAGACGCTTCACTTCGTTTAGCAAGTGCCCAAGAAAGATTAAACAAAGCAATTACTAAAAATGGTGCAGAAAGTATTGAAGCCCAAAAAGCACAAAACGCTGTAGAGCGTGCCCAAATAAGTTTAGATAAAGCCTCAGGTAAATACAGCGACACAGTTGATAAACAAGGCAAAACTATAAAGGTTACTAAAGAAGAAACTATTAGTTTTGATGAAGCCGTAAGGCAATTAACTGAAAACTTTGCTGGTCAAGCAGATGTAGCAGCTAATACTTTTGCTGGTCGTATGGGTAGAATTAAAGTTGCTGTTGATGAAGCCAAAGAAAGTTTGGGTCAAGCTCTTTTACCTATCTTAGAAAAGTTTGCTAAATTTGCAACCGAAAGCCTTGTTCCAGCATTAGAAGGAATTATTGCTGGATTAACTGGTAAAAAGAAATCAGTTGTTCCATCTTTTATAATGTTTCAAGAAGAAACTAGTAGTGCTGAAGACGCAGGTTACGGATTTGGTGCAGCATTAAGAGAAATGGCAATTCAATTAGCAGGATTAAACGTTGGGATTACAGAAGCAAATAGTGAAAAAGGCTTGACTGGTTTTATTAACAATCTAACAAAGTTATTAGAAATCATTAACGCAATCATTAGCCCTTTTACAAAACTTGTTGAATTGTCACAAAGGTTTGCTGAAACAGAGTCACAAAGAAGAATAGAACTACCTGGACTAATGCCAGAAACCACAAACCCTAATTCTGTGTTTAACAGACCTGCTGCCACAGTTACGAATATATATAACAACATTAAAGGTGCAATAGACCCACAAGCCACAGCTAGAACCATTACAAAAGTTCAAAACACAGCTGCTAAAACAACAGGTATAAAACCTTTTAACTTCGGTTTCAGATAAACCTATGACAGTTTACACACCAACATATAGGGTCACTATTGCTGGAGTTGTACAAACTTCTGCTACTTTAGAAGACGGCACAATTACTTATGGTCGTAATGATTTTTTTGAAGCAACTCAACCAAGTTATTGTAACATTGAATTATTAAACCTTGATGGAACAAGCCCAGTAGTTGAACTACTAGACACAGTGTTAATTGAAGTTACTGATTCAACAGGTGCTTTTATTAAGTTGTTTACTGGTGAAGTGTCAGGTGTTTATAACCGATTTGAGGGCGCAGGTTTAGGTGGTAAACCTAACACTTTACAAATACAAGCTATTGGCGCACTTGGTTTACTTGTTAAACGTTACGCTGGTTCTGTTGCTTACCCAGAGGAATTAGACGGCGCACGTATTACACGTATCCTTGAAGAAACTTTGTATGTTGCTTGGGAAGACATAAGTAACACTTTTACTTGGAATGATTTTACAACTGAAACTTGGGCTAACTATGGTGTTCAAGGCATAGACACAATTGACGCAGGACGTTATGAAGTGCTTGCAAGACCTGCACAAGTAGAACAGGCTTACAATTTAACAGATATTACACAACAATCAGCTTTAGGGTATTTATATGACACACCAGAATTTTCAATTGGTTATGCCGATGCTGAAAGAAGAAGCGCAAACTACACAACCAACTTGATAGAACTTGACGCTAATCTTGTAAACGCTGATATACAAACAAGACTACAAACAGCAGATATTGTTAACAGCGTTGTCATTCAATACGATGACCCAGTTTTGGAAGTAGCAGCACAAAATGATACCTCAATAAATGCTTATGGTTTATTAGAAGAAGTTAGGTCTACGATTCTTGCTCAAACAGTAGACGCCACAGAACAAGCTACAAATTTTGTTAATTACAGAGGAACACCTAAAGTTTCATTAGAAGAAGTCACAGTTAACCTGGCTCATTCAGATATGACAAATACTGTTAGAGATAACCTTTTAGGTGTCTCAATGGATACCCTTTTATACTTAGACAATATCCCAGTAGGTTTAATACCTGAGGGTTACAATGAGGGTTTTGTTGAGGGTTGGACTTGGACACTTGGACGTAAAAACCTTGAACTTACTATGTCTGTTTCTAACGCAATTTACTCCACCCTTGATGTACAATGGGAAGACTACAACTCTGCTATTCAATGGCAAAACCTGGACAATAGTACTCGTTGGCTTGACGTTATTTAAGAAAAGGATAAACTAGAACAATGGCAACTACTACGACCAATTACGGGTTTGATATACCCCAATCAACAGATTTAGTTAAAGACGGCGCTACGGCTATTGCCACGCTTGGTCAAGACATAGACACAGCTATGAACACAGCCCTTGGTACTAAAAAAGCAGGAATGGTGCTTTTATCCAGTCTTACCTTTAGTGGAGTAACCAGTCAATCAATTAATGATGTTTTTAGTGCAACTTACGATAATTACAGATTTATTATGCCAATAACTAGTCTTGCAGGAAATGCAACAATAACAATGAGACTTAGAGTGGGTGGTGTTGATAATTCAGCCGCTAATTATACAACAGAAACTCTTTTAGGTCTAGGTGCTGTGGCTTCTGCTGTTTTGAATAATAATGGAACAAGTTTTGTTATGCAATCTATAGATGGTTCAACTGATAATTTTAGATACGTTGCAGCCTTTGACATATTCCAACCATTCACAACAACTAGAACTCTTGGTCTCGGAACAATAGGTGTAACAAATCCTACAAATTTTTTCAATGCTTCTGCAAGTTTAACACATTCCACTAATACATCTTTTGATGGTTTTACAATTTTATCTTCAGTAGCAATAAGTGGAACAATTCAAGTGTTTGGATACAATAAATAATGGTCAAATTAAAACAAGAACAAATATTTATAGGTATTGATAACCAAGTTATTGAATTAACTGGTGCAGAGAAAGAAGCCTTTTTAGCAGATAGAGATGCAACATTAGAAGCACAACGCTTACTCGAAGCCGAGTATGAGGCAAAGAAGCAAGCAAGGGCAAACGCAATAACTAAACTTGCTGAAATTGCAGGACTAACAAAAGATGAACTTAATGCAATCCTTTAACTATAAACAACTATCACTAGCTGCAATTGCTTTTTTAGCAGCTTGGCAAGCCACAGACTTTGCCCTTGATTACAGAGCTGTACTTGGTGCTGTCGTAGCTGCTTCAATGGGCGCGATGAATCCAAATGTCAAAACCAAAGTTAAGTAAAGCAGCTGAGCAATTACGCTCTGAAATAAATACTAAGTATCCGAATCGCGATAAACGTAGTGACGGCTGGATAGGCGACACAGCACATAACGCACGTAAGTCAGACCACAACCCAGACAAACAAGGTTGGGT